GCAGTTGCGACTAGCCGAGACGGTCACCGTGCCTGATGGTGAGTTTGGCGAGAAGGCAGTGGAGCAAATCCGTGTGCTGACGCCAGGTGAATTCCAACTGCATCAGAAGCAAGACAACGGCGACTTTAAGGTTGTCGACGAGGGCCGCACAAGCCTTTCTGAGATTCCTTTCTCAGTTGCCTATGCGCAGCGCCATGGCTTTATGGAGTCACGGCCGCCGCTGGAGGATATCGCTGAGCTGAACCTCAAGGCTTATCAAATCCAAAGCGATCTCGATAACCAGCTTCACATCAGCGCTGTGCCGATGCTGGCGTTTTATGGCTTCCCATCTGCAGCAGAGGAAGTCAGCGCTGGGCCTGGCGAGGCGATCGCATTCCCTGCTGATGGCCGCGCTGAATATATCGAGCCAGCCGGCCGCAGTTTTGATTATCAGTTTCGCAGGCTTGAGCAGCTTGCACTGCAGATCAATGAGCTAGGTCTGTCGGCAGTACTGGGCCAGAAGCTATCTGCTGAAACTGCTGAGGCAAAGCGCATTGATCGCAGCCAAGGCGACAGCACCATGATGGTGATTGCGCAGAATGTGCAGGACATGATCGACAACTGCCTGCAGTTTCATGCGCAGTACATCGGCAACAACACATCCCCTGGCAGCAGCTACGTCAACCGTGACTTCCTTGGCACACGCCTTGAACCGCAGGAGATTCAAGCGCTGCTGCAGCTTTACACCGCAGGCACCATCACGCAAGAAACCTTACTGCGTGAGCTTGCCGAAGGCGATGTACTAGGCGACGACTTTAACGTGGATGAGGAGCTTGAAGCTACGGCCAATGCGGGGCTTGATCTACAACCTGCTGGATTGGGTGACCGACCGCTTAGTGGACCTGATGATCTGGATGGAACCGAGGAAACCGAGGAGGCAAGAGCTTGATTATCACGTCAGCGCTCTGCCGGAACAGGTCTTAGCCATCGTGCGCATCAGCTGGTACAAGGAAGGCAGGCCAGATGAGATTGACGAAACGATCTTGTACGAAGACGGGCAAAATGGTTACGACGCATTCGCTGCATTGGTCACTACTGCATTGAACCGCGGCGCTAATGTCAGCATCCGCAGCGGCTATCAACCGGAAGATCTTGGCATTGAACGATGAGCACACCAGAAGCGCTCTACCGCAATGCAATAGACCTCAACCGCTACAGCAATAGCGTTGCGCGGCGTGTCATCAATGCTTACAACGACATCATCATTGATGCGGTCAATCAGCTGCGCACGATTGACGAGCTGTCCGCACCAGTCAAAGCGGCACGGCTGCGTGCAATTCTTGCTCAGTTGAAGGACAGCCTGGCAACCTGGGCAGGCGATGCAACTGAGCTGACAGCATTAGAGCTGCAAGGCATTGCAGAGCTGCAGTCGGAGTTTGTGACCGATCAACTGCGGCGTGCATTGCCAGCAGGTGCACGTGATGCGGTGCGCACCGTTGAGATCAGCCCGCAGTTCGCGCAGTCAGTGGTGACCACTGATCCAACGCAGATCAATGTGGTGGCGTTGTCGGACGACTTGTTCAAGTCTGTCTATGGCGCGGAAGCCCTAGCGCAGCAGGCTGGCACCGGCACGTTCAGCCTCACCGCTGCCAAAGGCGCCACAATCACACTGCCCAATGGCGAAGTGGTCACCAAAGCATTTCGCGGCATTGCCGTTGATCAGGCTGAGCGGTTTAGCCAAGTCGTGCGGCAAGGCTTGCTGACTGGTGAGCCGACGCCAGCCATTGCCAAGCGGCTGATCGGAAACCTTGAATTTGGCGAAGAAGCCAAAACCGTGAAGCAGCTAGTTGCAGCAGGCGGCCAAGCAACAGCAGTTGCCGACAATCAGATCGTTAGCCTTGTGCGCACCAGTATCAACCAAGTAGCCAATGCAGCTAGTCAGCAAGTATATGAAGCCAATCAAGACATCACTAAGAAGTATCGCTATGTGGCAACACTGGATACCCGCACCAGCAGCATTTGCCGTGCATTGGATGGCCGCGAGTTTGAATACGGCAAGGGTCCGACTCCGCCGCAGCATTTCAACTGCCGCAGCACGACAGTGCCGGTGATTGACTACGACGAACTAGGTTTCACGCCACCACCGCCAGCAAAGCGTGCATCAGCAGGCGGCCAAGTGCCGGCAGATCAAACCTACGGGCAGTGGCTGGCAAAGCAGAACCTTGAAACCAAGGCCAAGGCATTGGGCGCCAACAAGGTGCCGTATTTCAACCGGCTTGCCGACAAATACGGCCCGACTGATGCTATCGCCAAGCTAGTTCGTGATGACGGTTCAGAGCTAACCTTGGATCAGCTTCGTGCACGATATGGACCTGCCTAGCCTGCGGCATTTTGAGAATCGCGGCATCTTTTTTGTTAGCTCTGATCCAGTTGAAGCCCTGCACGGCGAGGCATGGGTGCCAGCTATTTACACCGACAAGGGCTGGGCAACGGCAGACGGCTCTACACTGTTAACAGGTATTGAGGAATGGCGCGATGCCGCTGAAGCGGGGCAAGTCGCAGGCTGCAGTATCAGCCAACATCAAAACCGAGATGAAAAAAGGCAAGCCGCAAAAACAAGCGGTGGCAATCGCGCTCGCAAAAGCCGGCAAGTCACGCAAGGGTAAGAAGTGATGGCTAAGAAGCCTGGCCTATACGCCAACATTGCCGCTAAGCGCAAGCGCATTGCGGCCGGCAGTAACGAGCGCATGGCACGCAAGGGTGAAGCCGGCAGGCCTACTGCTGCTGCGTTCAAGGCTGCGGCTAAGACTGCGAAGAAAAAGAAATAATCAGCACGGCTAGAATGCGATTATGAATTCATAAAAGCCAATGGCCCGTACCTACAAACGTGACTCCAGAGGGCGCTTTGCCGGCGGCGGCGGCGGCGGCGGCGGCGGCGGAAAGTCGAAAGGCAAGAAAAGCGCTGCCAGCAAAGGCGGCATGAAGAATCAAGTCGCACAAGGCCGCAAGGCAAAAGCTGCGTACAAGGCAGCCACTAGCCAAGCCAGGGGCGCCAAGATGCGAGCTGGCGGACGAACATCAACTCGCGGACTTGGCAAGCGCACTGACGCTGGCGCAAAGAACATCCGCTCCAATGTCAAGGCATATCAAGCAGCACAAGCCAAGGTCCGCAAGATGGAAAGCAAGCGAAGCACCGGTCGCCGCCGCAAGGCTTGATCAGTCCGCAAGAAAGTCATCCCAGCTTCCAAGCTGCTCCATGACAGCTTGCGCGTGATCAGTGATCAGGAGTATGTCGCCATCCTCGTCACGAGCAATGGCGACAACTCTTGATAGGTGCAAATTTCCAACAGCGGCAAACATCTTTGTTTCGTTGCCGTCTTCATCGATGTCAATCACACGGGACAATGCAGATCGAATATCGCGTGAGCCAATCCCTTCTGGATTGTGCTTGATGATTTCCATTCCAGTTAATTCACTAAACTAATAGCGTAACTGACCCTGCGGGTTATTCATGTCTGAAGAAAACCAGATCCAGGAGCCTGCGGCAACTGGTGATACTGAAATGCTGCAGCGCAGCGTTGAAGCCCTAGAACGCAAGAATCAAGAGCTGATTGCTGAGCTGCGTGCAGCAAAGAAATCCAAGACGCCTGATGGGGTCAATGTTGATGAACTGCTGGAGTTCAAGCGCAACTACGAGCAGCAACAACTCGAATCTCAAGGCAAATACCAAGAGGCACGACAGGCTTTGGAGCAGCAGTTCCGTGAGGCGACGGCTGAAAAGGACCAGCGCATTGCAACACTTGAAGCCCGCGTCCGCGAGCTAGAGCTGGTCACACCAGCAGTCACGGCATTGGCTGACATCGTGCATGACCCTGACCTCGTGCTGAAGACCAAGCTGTCGCCTGATGCGATCCAGCGCGAACCCGACGGCACCGTGGTCGTTGTGGACGGCTACGAGCGCAAGCCTGTCGCTGAATGGGCCAAAACACTGCCGGCATGGATGCAGAAGCAACCCAAGCCACAAGGCAGCGGCGCACCAACCGGCGGCAGCAATGGCACCATTCCGGCTGGCATGAGCAATCCATTCAACCGCGATAGCTTCAACCTCACAGAGCAGTCGCGGCTATTCCGTACAGACCGCGACCTATATGAGCGGATGAAAACTGCAGCCAACCGTTAGTATTTGAGTGTCTGCTCGTGATGGCTGCGCCACATAGAGCCTGGGGCTGCGCCCACATCCGTAAACCCTTTTTGAGGATTAGTCATGGCGACTCTTCGCTCTGACATCATCATCCCCGAGGTATTTACGCCTTACGTCATTGAGCAAACCACTCAGCGCGATGCCTTCCTGGCTTCCGGTGTGGTGCAGCCTCTGGCGGAGCTGAATGCCACCGAGGGCGGTGATTTCATCAACGTTCCCTTCTGGAAAGCAAACCTTTCCGGCGATTTCGAGGTGCTGACCGACAGCACCAGCCTCACACCTGGCAAGATCCAAGCTGACAAGCAAGTTGGCGTGATCCTGCACCGTGGCCGTGCTTTTGAGTCGCGCGACCTGGCTGCTCTTGCTGCCGGTTCTGACCCTATGGCCGCCATCGGCGCCAAGATCGCTGATTACATCGCTAACCAGCGCCAGAAGGATCTGCTGTCCTGCCTTGGCGGTGTGTTCGGCAGCCTGGGATCCACCTCCAGCTCTGCTGCCTTCTTTGGCCTGACCATTGATGGCGAGTCTGGTGATACTCCCACCACGCTGAGCCCCCGTCACGTTGCTGAAGCCCGCAGCCTGCTGGGCGATCAAGGCGACAAGCTGGCTGCTGTTGCCATGCACTCCAAGGTCTATTACGACCTGGTTGAGCGCAAGGCCATCGACTACGTGACCGAGACAGACGCACGTCTAACCTCTAGCGTCACTGACTTCGTTGGCGGCAGCATCGCTGGTGCCTACGGTCCCGTGAGCGTGCCGACCTACATGGGTCTGCGCGTGATCGTGTCTGACGATGTGCAGACCGATGGCAGCGGTTCTTCGACCGAATACGCCACCTATTTCTTCACCCAAGGCGCTGTTGCCAGCGGTGAACAGATGGCGATGCAGACCGAAACCGATCGTGACATCCTCGCCAAGAGCGATGCCATGTCAATCGACCTGCACTACTGCTACCACCCCGTTGGCGCTAAGTGGGCGGTGACTACTGCCAACCCCACTCGCGCTCAGCTGGAAACGGTTGCTAACTGGTCAAAGGTGTACGAGCTGAAAAACCTAGGTGTCGTACGTTCGACGAATACCTCCAATTTTGACTGAGGTAACTAACAATGGCACAACCCTCCCAGTTTGAACTGTCCACCGAGCAGTACCTCGAAGCCACTTTTTACGGTGCATCCTCGATTGCCGACGTGCAATTCTGGACTGCTCCGGTGAAGTGCGAGGTGGTTGCAGTGCGTGAAGTTCACGCCACTGCCGGCAACGATGCTGGCGCCGTAACTGGCACCGTTCGTCGTTGCCAAGGCACTGAAGCCGCCACCGCTGGTGACGACCTTCTGAGCGCCACCATCAACTTCAAAGGCACTGCTCTTACTGAGCAAACCCCTGCTCTGACCACCACCAACGGCGATCGCATCCTTGAGGCTGGCAACCGCCTGGCTCTTGATGTCACCGGCACCACCACCACTCTGGCTGGTGTGATCCTGACCGTGCTGCTGAAGCGCGTCTGATGGGCATGTTCGCCTTTCGGCGACTGCGTGAACTGGAGGCTGCTTCTAACGAGGCAGCCTCTCTTTCTATTGCAGAGCCCACACTTAAACTTGAGATGACGGAGCCACCCAACGATGGCAATAGCAATCAACGCAACCGTAGGGTCGGCAAGCGCAAACTCCTACCTGACGCTGGCAGCAGCGCAGGAGATCATTGATGGCTTTGTGCAAGATGCTGATGTGACGGCATGGGCATCAGCTACTACTGACCAAAAGAATCGAGCGCTGTTTACCGCTACCCAACGATTGGACCGTGAGCGGTTCCTAGGCGCCCGCGCTACTGACACGCAGGCGCTGCAGTGGCCGCGTACTGGCGTGCGCAAGCCTGATACCTACATCAATACGTACGCTGTTGGCTTTCCGTTTCGCATCACGACGGATTACTACACCGACACTGAGATTCCGCAACAGGTGCAGTATGCACAGGTTGTGCTGGCCACTTATCTCAACAACAACCCTGATGGCATTGGGCTAAGCGGGTTGGAAGACTACAAGAACGTCAAGATTGGC